GATTGCATATCACGCCAAAAGAATATCAAGACGGAGTTAAACCATTGATTGATAACGACTTTTTCATACTTGTTAGCGGAGTGCTAGCAGAACGCAAGCAAGTTGCTATCCCAGAGACAGAGGGAGAGACAGAGACAGAGACAAAGAAGAAAGCAACTATCGTTGCACCGCCTGAAGGCGTTTCTGATTCTGTTTGGCAGGAATTCAAATCTTTGAGGAAAGCCAAGAAAGCCCCGATAACCCAAAGAGCTATTGATGCTTTAACCAATGAAGCAAACAAGGCTGGATGGACTTTAGAGAAAGCCCTAGAGGAATGTATTGTGCGTGGTTGGCAAGCATTCAAAGCAGAGTGGGTTGCGAAAAAAGGAAACCCTGCCGACATAGTGAGGCTCACAGTTCCGAGTAAAAATGAGCCTGACCCTGCATTGTTGAAGATTGCAGAAGATGCGAAAAAAGCCGCACCTATACCCCTAGAAGTTTTAGCAAAGATGGCTGAGTTGAGGAAAAAAGCATGAACTACTTTGAAGCCATGAGACTGCTAGACAGAGTAAAAGAGGGCGTACCATATCCCGTACGCCTCATTACTGAAGCGTTAATCCTAACTGGTGACTTAGATGAGTAGGGTATACACCTATGGCATACAGTAGAAAAAACATCTCTAATGCAGGAGACAGAGTTGTTTTAGAGAAGGCCGAAGCAAGGGAGATATACCGAACTTGGCAATCCCTGAGAGACAATGATTTTGTTCGTGCCAGGCTTGAGCGTTGCGAAAAGGTCTATGGATCAGGAGCAAGAGATCGAGTCAGGTTTTATATGCGTCAAATGAAAGAAGGACAAATTGAATGAGTTGGCTTTATTCGCAGGTGCTGGTGGAGGCATTCTTGGAGGACACCTCCTTGGATGGAGAACAGTGTGTGCAGTCGAGTGGGAGCAATACCCCGCAAGCGTACTGTGCGCCAGACAAAATGACGGGCTTCTCCCGCCTTTCCCGATTTGGGATGACGTTCAAACCTTTGACGGAAAGCCGTGGAGAGGAATTGTTGACGTTGTATCTGGCGGGTTTCCGTGTACCGACATTTCCGCAGCAGGAAAAGGAGCAGGAATTGATGGAGAAGCCTCTGGAATGTGGCGAGAAATGGCGAGGATCATTCACGAAGTACGACCCCGATACGTCTTTGTGGAGAACTCACCAATGCTCACTTCTCGGGGACTTGGAAGAGTTCTCGGAGACCTGGCCGCAATGGGGTTTGATGCGAGATGGGGAGTGTTGGGAGCAGCGGACGTTGGAGCGCCACATCAGAGGGACAGGATATGGATTGTCGCCAAATGGCGTGGACAGCTTCCACACGCCCAACACGACAGGATTAGATGGTGGGAGCAACAGCAGGAAAGCATTAAAACAACGCATAGACAAATGGCCAACCCCAACGTCATCGGATTGGATGAACCCAAAACAAAACGGGATCGAACTCACAAACAACAGATTTGTCAGAACGAGCTTGACTACGGGAGTGAAGTTTGGAGCGAAGCTATCAGATGCGGTCAACTTGGAAATGAAGAAGAATTGGCCAACCCCACAGGTAGCGGACTACAAAGACAGGGGCAACCTGAGCAATCCATCAATTCAAAGGCGTATGGAGATTGGCAAACAAGTCAATCTGCAAATGTGCGTGAGTCAAACTTCTGGGCAACTGAACCCGATGTGGGTAGAGTGGTTAATGGGATGGCCTCAAGGGTGGACAGAGTTAAGGCCCTCGGCAACGGGCAAGTGCCTTTATGTGCAGCAACCGCATGGAGAATCCTAAAATGACATTTATGGTGACTTTCAAAGTAGACGCTAACCCTGTTGGCAAACAAAGGGCTAGATACGTCAAGAGGGGAAACTTTGTGCAAACTTACACCCCTGAGAAAACTAGAACCTATGAGACTTTAATCAAGGATGCTGCAATCGAGGCAATGGGTGCTTCTGAACCATTGGAAACACCTGTGAGCCTTTATCTCTACATTCGAGTGCCAATCCCCAAGTCATGCACCAAAAAGCGGTTAGAAGCCATTGACAACGGGTCAGAGAAGCCAACAAAGAAGCCTGATGCTTCAAATATCCTTAAGAGCGTAGAAGATGGCATGAACGGGGTTGTCTACCATGACGATTCGCAGATCATAAACATCCACGTTACGAAGGTTTATTCAAGTCTGCCAGGTGTTGATATTTGCGTAAAAGAATGCTTGGACTAAGGGTAAGTCCTAATAGAAAAAGAAATAAACAAGAGTAAATTAAAGGTTTTAACAAGGGTGAATATTATGAATACATGGGAATTTGACACAACAATCGGACAAGGTAGCGAAGTAGTGACAGTAGTCTATCAATACGAAATGGACGAGGACAAATCCACCTATAACGAATCAGTCAAAGAAGTCTGGTTCTCTGGGCGTGATATTGTGGGATGTATGTCAGAAGAGGCTTGTGCTGAATTGGAAATGGAAGCAGCAATGCGTTTTCAGAATCACAAACTGAACTACAAGTTGGAGGACGTATGAACGAGCCAACCAAAGCTATTCAGTACTTAATCGACACCGCCCCTTTGTATGCAAAAGCAAAAGCGGATCGGATGTACTTGGAGGAATTCAGAAAATCCCGCAAAGCCCAACTCATGTCGCAAGCGGGAACAGAGGTTTTAGGCAAACAAGAGGTTTATGCTTATGCTCACGCTGATTATGTCGGGATATTGGAGGGCATTAGAGAGGCCGTGACCCTTGAGGAGGAATATCGCTTCTTAATGAGGGCAGCAGAAGCAAGAATTGAGGTTTGGAGAACAAACCAATACTCAGCCCGAATGGAAATCAAGGCAACCCAATAATGCAATCAAAGAATAAACCTAAACCCACCGCAGGGGAAAGGTTGCACATTGCCAAAATCAAACTCATGCCATGCATCATTTGCCAGGCACAAGCCCCAAGCGAATGCCATGAGATAAATCAAGGTCAATGGTTCACATCAATGCCACTTTGTGCAGATTGCCACAGAGGATCGGTTAACGGGATTCATGGTCAACGTAGACTATGGAACGTCTACAAAATGGACGAGTTGGCAGCACTAAACGAGACAATCCGACTATTGATGGACAACAAAAAGCCCTCTAGGATCGATTTAAACGAGTTTTGAGCGGTTTTTTATCATCGGTGCATACCAACTACGCACCCAATCAAAAAAAGCCACTAAGGGCTTAAATTTTAGACAATAAAAAACCCTCCGTAGAGGGCTTGGGTTTAGCGTTTACCGCTAAGAATTCGGAGGATTAGAGCAACACAAGCATAAATCATGCGTTCTCCAATATTTCAAGGGCTTTTTTCTTGCATTGGTTAACCTGTTTTTTGGTCAACCCTTGTGCTATTTGTTCTGCTAGTTGGCTTGCCTGATTTGCCTTTTCATCAGTTGGTGCGGTAATGGCTAAAACTAGGCATTGTGTGAGTGCATCAATTTGTGTCATTTTTTCTCCGATATTAAATGATTATCCCGATAGCATGAATTAAAATCAGGTCTACCAATTTCAATTTCAACAACATAAATATCACCTCCGTATTCATGCCACCAATCAAGGGGCATTTGATAATCTTTAGCGTGATTATTTAATCCCTTTTTTAGGTGTTCTTTGGCTAATGTCTCATTGATAGCGTAAGCTTCAAAATGAAAACGTCTAGAATCTAAAATGGCTTTATAAAATTTCATGCTGCCAACTTCTTTTTTCATATTACACCTTTAAAATTGTTGAAACACAAAAGAGCCACTGTCGGTTCTGCCAATAAATCTTGCGCTTTCCTCGATGTAGTCCAGAATGAATTTCTCCATTTCGTCATCAGTCATACCATCAATGTCCTTTTCTAGTCGGTATTGATGCACGAACTCATGGGTAGATAATTCTAAATATTCGCAACAAATCGCAATCGGATCGAATTCGATTTCCTCGCCACTATCACGTTCATATTCCTCAAAATACTCGAACATCATAATCAAAGCGTCACGAGAGAAATTATTGGGGCGAAGCGCATCAAATTTATTAATGAATTGATGGCAGTTAATTGTTTGTTTCATATTTACACCTATTAAAAAGTTAATTATCTAGAAATTGTCCAAGAATCAATTAATGAATCGTCCAAGCTTTCATTAAATAATTCAGGGTCAACAATTGACACTTGAGCAAAAATTGATTGTTCATTCACAAGTTTTGTTTTATCTGTGATTAGCATCAAAACCTTTTTCCCATTCAATAGAAATTCCTGTGCATGAGCGATGCAATCCCAACCTGTGTCTAAAACAGTAAAACCATATTTTTCGGGGGATTCTGCAAACCTCATGCAATACGATGTTATGGGATTGACTACAAAAGTATGGTCAAACACAAAGCCATATTTGCCATCAAAATCGTTTTGATAGTCTTTGTTTAGTTCAAGAGTTTTCATTGTTTACACCTATTAAAAAGTTGATTGAGAATGCAATTTTAGTGATTTGCGAACACCTGGTTAACTAGGGATAACCCTATGCAGCCGAAAACTATTTGACCAAAATGTCAAAGTAAGCAAGCAAGCCCACACAGAGGGTTAGACCTACCAAAATAGCGGTGAGAATGTCTTTATGGTTGTCATTCATATTTAGCCCCTTTTATAGTGGATAGGACGTTCGTACAAACCACGTTCATCCCGATAAATGGAAATGTAATAACCAAACCTTGATCCATCGTCAAAGGTTCTGCCAATGGTTTGCCCATAGGCTAAAGGTGTTCCATCCCAAGCATGGGAAAGGTTCTCTGCTTCTAAAGCTTCTGACAATGTGGGGAAAAAATTGTTTTTCATAATTGGGCTTTGGTTTGTAATTTGTTGAAACGTGCTTTAGCGGTTGACAGGTTTTTAGCCTTGAATTTGTCAACAATTACCCCATCGCACCAAATAAGCCAACACCATTGTGCAGACCAAAAAGTTAATTGATATTTCATACTTTCACCTTTTGTGTGAGAAATTTGATTTTTTCTAGGATGTCATCCCAAGAATTCGTTTCTAATTCAGAAGCAAAACCAAGAGGGTCACAATCATTGTCTTTATCTTTGACGACAAGGGCAAACTGTAAACCTCCGCACTCACGTCTATTTTCGTCCGCATAGTTCACCCAAAGAACCATCTCTTGTTTTTCGTTCAGATCGCAAGAAAAGGATGGGCAAACGTCATTGTGCCAAGAGACATCTACAAAACCCTCTGGCAAAGCAGGGATGTCATAGTCAAAGTTGGGGAATTCGTATTTGTAAGTACAACGCATTTTTACACCTATTGAGAGTTGATAAAAGAGAGGAAAATCTTACCCTCTCACTATATAAGCATAAAAGAATCGTGCCAACTCTCGTAAGTTGTTGATTCTATTGACCCCTCCAAAACCCTAATAGTGTTTACCCTTAGAATTAAAGTATGCAATAATTAAATTAATTCAATTTATTAGGATATTTGGACAATGGCGAGACCCTCAAGCCCGAACACTAGAAACTTCTTGAGAATACTCACAGACCCTCAAAGAATCATTTTGTTGTCTGCGGGTCAAGGGGATTTAACCAAGGGCTTTGAGAACGTTCTAGACCTGTACCAATGGGCTTATAACAAAGGGTTTAGACCCAACATGAATTTGGATTCATTAGGAATCGCGGTAAACAACAAGCAACCCCAAACAGAGGATTCAATGGTAGGGTAAACACTAAGGGAAGGATAAGACAAGGGAATGCGAATAGTTCTCAATAAGATTCAAGTAACCCTGAAAAGGTGCATCGCTCTCTTACTTGCATGAAACGTAAATGAGAATCATTCGCATCTGCAGCTTACCTGGTTATTTGTACAGTAGGGAAAACCCTGGTGGATGGATGAACAGTACTGTATAAAAAGACATGAGGGTAAACCCTAGGAGATGTATGGGGGGGAGGGGGTAGCGTCTGTGTGTAGATATTTGTGG